ATGCGGTTGCGGTAAGAAGAAGGGCGAGGCCGGATACGGCAAGGGCCCAAAGGGTAAGAAGCTCTCCCCAAAGCAGAAGAAGATTGCTGGAGCTGCTGCCCCAAAGAACAAGATTACAGGCGCTGATTTCAAGGCCATGAAGAGTAAGAAGGGTATGTAACTATGTGCTCTACTTGTGGTTGCGGAAAGATGTCTAAGAAGGCCGATAAGAAGCAGGATGCCAAGCTTATGAAGGGCATGACCCCTAAGCAGAAGGCGGCTTTTGAGAAGGCTGACAAGAAGATGGACAAGAAGAAGCCATCTGCCAAGGAAGATGCCAAGATGGACAAGGCATTGGCCAAGAAGGTCAAAAAGAAGTAATGACTTAAGGGCCCCGAGAGGGGCCCTTTCGTTTATCCTTATAGTAGTTCCCGTGCGGGGACACAGCCTTACCCTTGCGAAGTACTCTGCCTCCTTAAGGAGATTGACCATGCCTGAGAAAATAGATAAGCCCTCGGATATCGAGTTCGCTGAAGCTATTGTTCAGAACATCCCTGCGCAGAGCAAGCCTAGCGTACTTGAGGGAATGGCAGCAGCGTACATTGTAGGGAAAGCGGTTAAGCGTGTCACCAAGAAGCGCTAACGTAGAGACCTACTCAAAGATTGCGGCAAACAAACTCGTGCCGTCTTTGACCTCACTACTTCACTCATTAGCCCAAGCCTCAGAGTGGCCTATTGAGATTATCAACCTACTTAGTGTCTCTGTAGACGACTCTTACAACGTCCATGTTGACTACCCACAAGAGGCCGCTGAAGAGATTGAGAACCTGGAGTACGGCACATTTGGCGGTATTCCTAACGCCGTAATTCGTCCGTTTGTCTCCCGAGCCCAGAGCTCTTTGAAGCCAGTTCTTGAAGAGATTACCGTAGGTAAAATGATGAGAGATATGGGGATACTCTAGTGGGAAATCCATTTATCATTGCTGAGGACTTAGCTCTAAAGACCCATCTTGCTGACATCACTGTCTCAGATGACAACGCCTCTCCTCGTTCAGTAAAGACCTGGTTTGGCTACCCTGACATTGAAATCCGTGACCAGACTTTCCCATTTATTACGATTGACTTGATTGACATCATGGCTGGAAATGCCCGCCAGACCTACGGGTACCTAAAGGATGATGACTATCAGGGAACCATCACCCCTGTTGAGGGCTACAGCTACGAGTACCTAGTTCCTGTTGCCTACGACCTTGTGTACCAGGTCACAACTTATGCGCGTCATCCTCGCCATGACCGCGCCCTTATGTACCAACTGCTAAATAAGTTTCCATCAAAGTACGGCTACTTAATCGTCCCTAATGAGTTAGGTACCGAGAACAGCAGCCGTTCTATGTTCCTTGATGGGTTTGTAAAGAGAGACGCGGTATCTGGCGAAACTGGAGCCCGCCGTCTTCTAAGAAATGTTTTCACCGTTCGCGTGGTCAGCCAGATGTCTCCACAGACAGCTGAGGCTATTAAGAACGTTGATTATGTAACAATCAACACTACTACATCGTCTATCCCGTCCGGCTACATACCTCTACCACCATCTGTTAACTGAGTAACTTAATAAGGAGATATAACCAATGACAACTTACTCTCGTCCCGGGGTATACGTTCAAGAGACGTTGAACCCTGTACAGCCAATTGTTGGTCCTTCATCAACGTCGGTAGCCGCTTTCGTAGGGGCAAATGACCGCGGACCAACAACCCCAACTCTCGTATCATCTTGGAGCCAGTACATCAACCTATTCGGCTCTTGGAATACAACCCAGTCAAATAGCCTTCCACTAGCGCTATACATGTACTTCTCTAACGGTGGAACACAGGCTTATGTAAACCGTGTACCAGGTGCAACATCTGTAGCGGCCACCCGTTCATTCAATGACACTGCTGGAAGCCCACAGCCAACACTTAAGCTCACTGCAGCTAACGTTGGTGCTTGGGGTAACAACATCAACGTAAGCATCACAGCTTCGCCTATCGTTGGATACTTCAACGTTGTTGTTTACTACAATGGCTCTAGCGCTGGAAACATTGTTGAGCAGTGGACAGATATGTCTATGACAGCTTCTGACCCACGTTACGCAATCAACGTTATCAACAACAACTCAATCTACCTTGTTGCAGTTGACCTAGCATCATCCTCAACAGGTGCTACCCGCAACCCAGCAACAGTCTCAAACGCTGCTCTTAGCACAGGCTCAGATGGTTCAGCTGTAACTAGCTCAAACATCATCTCTGCCCTAAGCGGCTTTGATACAATCCGTCAGTCTCTTATCCTTAACATCCCTGGATACACAGACGCTACGACAGTCAACGGAGCTATCTCGTATGCTACGGGCTCTACCCGTGTAAACGATGTGTTCGTTGTAGTTGATGGTATTAACGACACTGCGGCTAACCAGCTAACCTTGGCTGCTTCGTACACAGCAACCTCCTATGCTGCTGTTTACTACCCACAGATTACAATTGCTGACCCAACGGTCTCTGTCGGTTCCCCAAGCAACTCAACAAAGACGATTGGCGCAGGAGCTGCTGTTGTAGGTATCTACGCAGCAACAGATGCTAGCCGTGGAGTATTCAAGTCTCCAGCAGGTATCCAAGCTCGTATTGCGGGTGCGGTTTCGGTCCCAGCTCTTTCTACAGCTGACCTTGACTCGCTTAACTCAGCGGCTGCCCCTGTTAACGCAATCCGCTACATCTCTGGTTCTGGAATCGTAGTTTACGGCGCACGTACTCTCAAGCAGACCTACGTAGACCGCTACATTTCAGTACGTCGTACCCTCATCTATCTTGAGAAGGCCCTTCGTGACCTTACTCAATTCGCAGTCTTTGAGCCAAATGACCAACGCCTATGGAACCGTATTAACGCAACAGTTAGCACGTTCTTGACGAACTTCTGGTCTCAAGGAGGCTTGACAGGTGGCAGCCCATCAGCAGCTTACTTCGTCAAGTGCGACTCTGAAAACAACCCTCAGTCTTCTATTGACAACGGGTATGTAAACATCCAGGTTGGTGTTGCTCTACAACGCCCAGCTGAATTCGTAGTTATCAACATCGGCCAGTACAGCGGTGGAACCACCGTCACTGTGGCATAAAGGAGATAAATAAAAATGGCAAGCACACAACTAAGTCAGTACTTCTCAAGCATTTCTACTGACCCGCTTCGCAGTTTTAAGTTCAACGCGAGCTTTACTGCGTCAATTCCTGGCACCACAGCTACTACCATACCTAAGATTCAGGATGCAAGTGGCGCACCAACACTCGCATCAGGAACTTCTCCAGGATGGGTAGGCGGTTTCACTAGCATCAGCGGACTAAGCATTGCTACCCAGGCAATCCCTTACCGTGAGGGTGGCTACAACACCACCGTTCACCAGATTCCTGGTATGACAACATTCCAGCCAATCACCTTTAGCCGTGGTGTCCTTTATGGAAACGACCAAGCTATCTCATGGATGCGCGGAATGTTTGCAGCATCTCAAGGCGAAGGTCTCAATGCAGCCTCTAACGCTGCACCTTACGGATTGAACTTCCGTGTAGATGTCACAATCACTGTCAATGAGCACCCTAATACAAACGTTACCGCTGACTATCCTAAGATGTCATTCAAGGTACATAACGCTTGGATTACCGGCCTCAACTACACAGACCTAGACGCTACAAACGGAGCAATTCTATTTGAGACAATGACCTTGACTCATGAGGGACTATCTGTGTTCTTTACAGACCCTAGCGGAACCGCAATCGTACCAACAGCATAATAACCAACACTTAGGAGAATAAAACGTGGCAACAATCATCACAGATGCAGAACTTGTAAATCAGTATGCTCAAAAGGCGATGGAGGAGCCTGAGGTCGAAATTAAGACCAAGGCTCCTTCGGGACCTGAGGTAACTCTTCCTGGCGGATTTATCGACGGGGGAGAAGTAGTAAAGACCGTAGAAGTTCGTGAGCTTAACGGAGTAGATGAAGAGGCTATCGCCAAAGCGTCTACTACCGGTAAGGCACTAAACGTACTTCTGCAGCGAGGGCTAGTAAAGATTGGCTCACGAGAGGTAAAGAGAGACGATTTTGACAACCTTCTCTCAGGAGACCGTGACGCAATCCTTATCGGTATTCGCCGAATTACCTTTGGAGAGACTCTGGACTTCAGCATCAATTGTTTAAGTTGTAATGAGGCTCAGCCAGTATCTATTGATTTAGGCGAGGATATCCCAATGAAGACATTGGACGACCCTATTGCCGATAGAACTTGGTCTGTAGAAACCAAGCAAGGATATGTAACTGTAAGTCTTCCAACGGGAATTACCCAGAAGAAGCTGTTGGAAAACTCCGATAAGACGTCAGCTGAGATTAATACGCTCCTACTAGCGGGTTGTGTTATGTCAGTTAATGGGCAACCATCTATGGGAGTCAGCACAGTCCTTAACCTAGGAATGGCTGACCGCTCAAAGATTATTGAGCAGATTCTGGATAAGAACCCAGGCCCACGCCTTTCGGAGGTGAGTAAGGTTTGCAAGGCATGTGGAGAGACTATCCCTCTACCACTTAGCCTTGTTGATTTGTTTCGCATATAAAGAGACAGATTACGAGAATTTGCTAGACCAGTATGAGGTTCTAACCAGAACCTTTCCTGGTTGGACACTAGCGGATATAAAGACACTATCCGTTAGAGAACGAATGAATTGGTTAGAACGAGCTAGACGAGGCAGGAGATAATAAGTGGCAGAGTACGATGACACTAAAGCCGCTATGGGCATGGGCCCAAGCTTATTGGGCTCTGCCTCTAACTCGGTAACCAATCTAAAAAACGACTTCCTTAATCTTGCAAATGTGCTCGAGAGCACAGTCATGCCAAAGATTAAGATTTTGTCGGAGACCCTTAATGAGACTAGCGACAAGCTGGGCAAAATTATGGGAGCAGACACCTCCTCTGGAGCAAACCGCGTAGCCCCTGCCCCACCAAAAGGTGGCGGCGGTGGCGCTGGTGGTGCCCCTATTGCTCCAGGAGCAGGTGGTGCGGGAGGCGGTTCTGGCGGGTTCAAAGTAGCGTCGGGCGCTATGGTGGCTATGCAAGGTATGCAGTATCTATCTAGCGTTTTACCTAGCGTACCTACCTCTGTAATGCAAGACTTCTTGACTCAGCGTTCAGCCTTCTTTGGCCAAGGCGGATTCACAGGTTCTCTTCAGTCTCAGACGGCTCAGGTAAACTCACTGCAGAAGATGATGGCTAGAAATGGTGTAGCTGTAAACAGCATGGACACCACCAATGCTTTAGCTGCTGCTCAAGCTACTGGACTTAGCGGAGCAAACAATTTTAGTTCGTTAATGGGCGGAGTTGCTACAGCTTCTAACTTTAGTCCTGGTATGAGCCAGACCCAAATTGCTGGCGCTGTCGGCGGGTCTATGAACTCAGCAATGACAGTTAACTTAGCTAAGACTATCGGTATTAACATCCGTGATGCTCAAGGTAATGTGATGCCTCCGGATAAACTAGTCGACCAAATCTGGAACTACATTACGCGTTACAATGGCGGCAAAGCTCTTACTAAAAAGCAGATTCAAGCCTCATTGATGCCTGGTAATGGTCTTTATGGCATGCTAAACGGGTTGTTCAGCAATGACCCAACAATGTTTACAATCATTAGCAACATGCTTGTGGCTAAGGCCCAGTTTGGCGGAGAAGATTTAGGTAGCCTTAGCAAAGACCAGCTTGTACAAGCTGGGGTTATGTCGGCTACTACTCGTAATATCTCTAACCAAGTATCCGGTCAGACTAATCTTTTAACCTCTACAGCCGCAGCTACAGCAGGCGGTTACGCTGGCGCTGCTGACATTGGGCAAGGCATGAATAACCTTGCCGCAAAAATGAGCGACCTCACCGCTGTTTTAGGTGGGGCTAACGGCTTGTTCAGCGGCACGATGGGTCTCAGTGGTGGAGCTATGGGCAAAGGAATAAAAGGAGTCCTAGGCACAATTGCGTCAGGTAGCGCTCTCAAATTAGGCATGAATGCGGCTGAGGCGGCTGGTGGAGAAGGTATTTTAGCTGGATTGGCAAAATTTGCTCCTTTACTAGCGGCGGCGTTTCTTGCTGATGGCGGTCCTGCTGAATCTAATACTCCGTACATTGTGGGTGAAGTTGGGCCCGAGCTCTTCATCCCTAAGACAGATGGAGTAGTAATCTCTAATAAAGACCTTAATTCTATGCACCGTGCTAGTGGCGGCGGCGTATCTGGTTTTGAGTCAAGCTTCTTTAAGGACATTAGCGCCCCTAATACAGACGCTAATAGAAAGATTCTTGAAGAGTGGATGCGGCATGAAAGTGGCGACAAGCCTATGCGGTGGGACAACCCAATGAACACCTCTCTAACAATGTCCGGCTCTAAGAGCATGAACAAAGCTGGCGTCCAATCGTATAGGACTATTGCTCAAGGCGCTTTGGCTAACGCCGACACACTTCTTAATACCAAGGGCGAAGGGTATGAAAACATACTTTCCGCGTTTCGTTCAGGAAAAAGCTCAGACGCTACTTGGAAAGCCATCGTGCAATCTGGCTGGGTTACCGGCAAAGTTGACCCTAATAGAACTGTATATGGTGCGGGAGGAGGCACTAGTGGCTATGGTGGCTCTACTACTAGTACTACTTCAGCTTCTACAACAACTGTAGGTTCAGCTTACGCTAATAGTAAGTCTCAGTTAGCAAACCTTTCAGGACGCCCCTA